TTACGGCATGTAGTAGTAATAAACCTTTAACAAGTCCTTATCCTTTTCGTAGATGATTTTTTCTACAACACTCCTGAGCACATCATTCTTGGTTGTCGCATCAACAGAGTCGGAAGAGAGAATATCGTACACATTTTTCACCCTTAGCAGCATGTCCTCGTCATCATCTTTGCTGTTGCTTTTTTCTTCCTTGATTTCGGACAGTTGTTTTTCAAGGTGTTGTTTTTCTTCTTGTACAGCCTGTTTATTTTCCTTGTATTCTTCCATAGTGTCGATCCCATTCATGTAGGCTTCTTTGATTCTTTGCAGTTTCACATCGATCTTTTTGATCTGGTCTTCCAGTATGGTTTTTAAGTCCACAGTGTCATCGGTTTTGGCTTCGATCTTACGGTATGTGATTTTACCATTATTAAGCACAGTTTTGATGGATTCCAGTACCGCAGGTTCTAGCTTAATCGAACTGATAGAGTTGTTCGCCATGCATTTTCCCTTTGTGTATCCATAGCACCTAAAATGAGAGTACACTCTTGCGTTATTCCTGATCGTGTTTGCAGTCATTGTCCTGCCGCACGCTGGGCACTTAACAACACCAGACAACCAGTGTTTATATGTGCTTACTGGTCTCGCACCACGTGGCCTATATTCTCTCTTGTATCGTTCCTGCGCCTTGTCAAATAATTCCTTGCTTATGATTGCAGGATGCTCCCCATCGGTTACAATCCATTCGCTTTCCGGACGGATTTCGTTGGATTCATTGATTGTCCGATTCCAGCGTATCATACCGCAGTAAGTAGGGTTTTGTAGGATGTATTCAATGGACCGGCGTTCAAATTCTTTCCCGTGCGAGGTTTTGAAATTATGCATATTTAAAAGCCTAGCAATTTCAAATATTCCTAAGTTCTCATTTGCATACTTTTCAAAAATCAGTTTCACGATTTCAGCTTCTTCCGGAACGATTACCGGAGGTTCCTTATGCGTCACGATCTTATACCCGAGCGGTGGGCGTGCTTGGTATCCACCTCTTTCTGCTTTCTCCTTCATTCCTCTGGTTACTTCTCCGGAGAGACGAACGGAATAATATTCGTCCATCCACTCGATGATTCGCTCTATCAGAGAGCCAAATGGGCCATCTACCAACGGTTCTGACACGCTTATGACATCCACATTGTGCTTCTTTTTGAGCAGAGACTTATATACAATGCTTTCCTCTTGGTTTCTCGCAAATCTGCTGTATTTCCATACTAAGATAGCATCTGCCGGATGATCTGATGCTTTTGCGAGACCGATCATCTTTTGAAACTCCGGGCGCTTATCAGCTTTTCTTCCAGAAATCCCGACCTCATAAAAAATCTTAGACACCACATACCCGTGACTCTTTGCGTAATCTTTTAACAACTTCGCTTGGGAATCCGGGGATAATTCGTCTTGCTTTCCAGTGGATACACGGACGTATCCAAAAGCGTATTTCGTTTCCATGTTATCATCTCCTTATTTAATTTTATGCAAAAATGGTATAAAAATAACAGCCAGCGCAAAACAAACGTTCCGCTTGCAAGCTGTTTCCGAAGATGATACAATATTCATGGATTTTAATCGCATATCTTCGGATATGTAGACCGTCTCAGTGTTGGTAGCACTGGGGCGGTTTTATTATGAAAAATTATTGTCTTCGTTTCATTTTTTGACTTACTCTAAATTGTTCTGCGTCTGGTACATCAACAAATTCTACAGTCCTATCAAAGTTTTCCTTTACAACCTCTTTTATCTCATCAAGTGTTACATTGAAGAATTCTCTTCTCGTGTTAACCATATTTAGCTTACGATCTTCAAACGCTTTATGAAGAGCTGTTTCCAATGCTGGTGCATCATCAGAGAAGATCATGGCATGCACATCAAAATTAAACGGAACAGATGCATCACCTAGCTCGTCAACACGGTCTTGAGGATCTAAGCGCCTAGTCATTCCAATCTTATAGACGTTTTCTCCAAAGGCTCCTATATTTGAAATTATGTAAACGTATCCGGCGCGTTGGTTTGCTTCTCTATAGTCGATATCTTTAATAGCCCTATCGATGTCATTGAGCTGATTTTCCAATTCGGATTTTTTAGCAAGAAGATCTGAGTTATCTGGATCTTCTTCTAATTGCTTAAGAAGTTTTTCGTAAGCTGTCTGGTAGTGAGTTTGTTCTTTTTCTATCTTCTTACGTTGGGCTTCAATTTCTTTTTGTAGTCGCGCAGCTTCTCGCATTTCTGCTCTTGCAGCTTTTTGAGCTTCTTTCTCTTCCTGCTTCTTTTGTTGATATTCAAACGCTAATGTAAGCTCTTCCTCTTTCCAATCTATATATTTTTGAGTAATCTGTAATGACATTGATTTCCCGAGTTTTTCAATAGAGTTCGCAGATTGACGGATTTTTTTAAGAGACATATCAAAATTATTGTACTTCACCTTACTTATTACATCTTCGCAATCGCTATTGAACGCCCTTAAAAACAATTTTTTCATATCCGCAATCATCTTATTACCTTTACTTTTGCTTCCATTTACTGTCCAAGTTGTAGCGCCGATAATAGCTTTATCATTTTTTATCAATTTTTTCTGCGCATCACGAATACGATCCAATTCTTCTTTATATTCTTCTGACGTAACAAAATCATATCGTGGCGTATATAGACCAAACTCCTGAAACGTGATTGCATCTTCGAAAAATACCGCCTCCTTCTTCAAAGCGTCAATTTTGGAAGTGCGTTTGTCAATTTCCTTTTCAAGCCGTTCTTTTTTGGCTTCCAATTCGGCAACTTTTGAATTCAGGACGGAAGCGTTTTGAAATTCTGGAGACATTAGTTCTTTTAATCCAGCGTTTTCCTTTGCTATTTTCCCGATATTAAAAACATCTTTTAATCCCATAGTCACTTTTCTCCTTTAACTTACCCGTACCTCACACCACTCTATATAAACGCCGAAGCGGCTATATCATTTAAAATTTTTAAAATCCATAATCTTTTCATCATATCCAGCCAGCCTCGCAATCTGGCTTTTTGTCATGCCCGGATTCTCATAGATGAGAGAATCTGGTATGAGAAGTTCTGCGGCGAATGTGTTAGCTTCTATTTCATTGGTAGAAGATAACAGAAGAGTCTTGTTTCTGATAAAGTAGCAATTTTCTTTTCTGTGAAGAATGGAGTGTGCTAACTCGTGAGCCATTACAAGTTTCAGTTCATGTTCTTCTAAATCTTCATTTAAGAAAACGCATTTGTGATTCTTTAAAAACATATAACATCCAGCTCGACTTCCTAAAGTTCCTAATTGGACTTCGACATTTAAGTGGTTTGCAAGCTCAAAAGGATTTCTTGTATTAAATTTATTTGTGTAGTATTCAACTAAACGCTTAATATCGTTTGCTCTCAATTTATACACCTACTTTTTATTTTTGTTAGGATTGTACTTTTCTTTGTTAATCGGTTTTAATCTTCTCATCATCAGCTCGATTTGTCCAAGAAGCAAGTCAATATCTTCTTCTGGAATAGCTTGACCATCATAAGAAGCAGGTCCATCTTCATTGTTTTTTAACTTATTTCTGATGTTTTCCATATCTTTCGCAATATCGCGCTCATCTTTTTCTGTCAGGTTTTGTGAAGTATTTTCGGTTGGTTCAATTCCTGTCATTAAATAATCTATTGTTATTCCAAAATAGTCGCAAACCGCCTTAGCAGTTTTAGGAGAGCACTCAGATCCCTTATTTTTCCATGTGCTGATTGTTGAAGAATTTATTCCTGTGTCTTTACAGAATCTATAAGGTGTAATCCCTCTTTCTTCGCAAAGCTTTTGAAAAATTTCGTACATATTGCCGCCTTTCTAAAAATATCTCGGCACAATGAAATAAAACTATTGACAAACTCGGTATAACGAGATATAGTATATACATAGCTCGGTTGGACGAGGTGACAAAAGCTGTTAAGCGAGATATTTCGTTGTATTGATATAATTCGTTTTGACAAGATGATTATATCACTAAACCGAGATAAACACAACTATACATAATTAAAGAATATATAGAAAAAGGAGGTGGGATTTTGTCTAAAATGTACACTTGCGAAGAAGTTGCAGAGAGATATTCCGTAAAGGTTATTACTGTTTGGGACTGGATTCGTAAAAAGAAACTGAATGCAATCAAACTCGGAAGAGAATACAGGGTGTCAGAGGATGATTTGATTCAGTTTGAAGAGGAAAGAAAAACAATTCAATAGAAAGGAAATTAAATGAACAATTTAACAGTAATCGAAAACGAACTTGTCCCAGTATACGAGACAAGCACAGGAGAAAAAGTAGTATACGGTTCAGAACTGCATGAGGTTCTGGGAGTGAGGACGCCTTATAAAGACTGGTCTACACGCAGATTAAACGATATTGACGCTGTAGAAAACGAAGATTTTGAAGCCGCTCAAATTTGCGCACCTTCCGGTCAGACTAAAAAAGACCATATCATCAAACTGGATGCTGCCAAAGAAATGGCAATGCTTGAGCGGAATGAAAAAGGAAAGCAAGTACGCAGATATTTCATTCGGGTAGAAAAGAAATACAAAGCGGCATCTCTTGCCACACAAGAGCTCTCACCGCAGTTGCAGGTCATGATTAACTTGGAAATTGAGCAGAAGCGTCAGGCAGAGAAGCTTGAGCACGTGGAAGAACGGATTGAAAGCATCCGTGAGGTTGTTGCAATCGATACAACATCATGGAGAGAAGATACCGGAAGAATCTTGAGAAAAATCGGTATGGAGTGCGGAGACAGTAAGTCCTATCAAGATGTAAGAGCAGAATCCTATCAGTTGTTAGAAAAACGCATGGGAGTGAATGTGAAGCAGAGGCTCACAAACAAACGTAGAAGAATGGCAGATGAGGGTGTTTGCAAATCCAGAAGAGACAAATTGAATTATCTTGATGTGATTGCTGATGATAAGAAACTGATTGAGGGATATACGGCTATCGTAAAAGAGTTGGCTATTAAATACGGAGTGGCGTAGCAGGGAGGATTGACATGGAAATTGTAATAGCAAGCATCATCTGCTCAATCATAACATCAATCGTCACAAGTCTTGTGGTGACACGGGAGTCTATGAGCATTATCCAAAAAGCTGTTGATCATTTACTTGATGTCAACATGGACTTTGTCACCTCGGTGACAAACATGATAATTGATAGATTTGGAACGAATCACAAATAAGAGTGGATGGACAACATATCTCGGACAATCCATCCGTCATACATATTAGAGAGGTGGTGCAAGTGACTATAAAAAACATCGTAGTAATCAACGGTAAAGAGGTGGAGATCAGAGATCTTCCGGACGCTGAATTATTTGCAGAAAAATTAAACCGGAAAGCTCTGACCGAAAGAAACTATGAGGAAGATAGGTGATGACATGAAACCAGATATGGAAAAAATCATACAAGTGTTGATATCTCTGATCGAAGAACAGGAACACGTAAAAATTGATTACACACTCGAAAAGAGGACAGAAGAGAAAACCGCTTAGGCGGTAGAAGGGAGGACAAGCTATGAAAGTTAAAGGAACTTACCATTGCCAGACTACTCAGCAGCCCAACACATTAAACAGTTGGGATATCCGCTCCGTATCTGTTGAGTTACCGGAGCAGGACAAGCCTTACTGGCACAAGGTCGGAGCAGCTGTGATCGGGTTTGGACTGGTGCTACTGGCGTGGTATCTGGTGTTTGGGTATTAAAAATGAGCACCTACGAAAAGGGTAGATGTAGGTACTCAGGTAAAAAATCAATTTAATTTTAAGCGAAAAGGAGAGAAATGTAAATGAAAAAATTTGAATTAACCAGCGAATTTGTAACTTTTTTAGGAAAGACGCTCTTTAGAATCAAGGCTCTTGTGTCGTTTGGTGATGTAGCAGAGGGAGAATTGGGCGGATTTATAGAAAGGGAGAATAATCTTGACCAGTCCGGTGACGCTTGGGTATGCGGTGACGCTCGGGTATACGGTGACGCTCAGGTATACGGTGACGCTCGGGTATGCGGTGACGCTCAGGTATTCGGTGATGCTCGGGTATGCGGTGACGCTCGGGTATACGGTGACGCTCAGGTATACGGTGACGCTTGGGTATACGGTGATGCTCGGGTATACGGTGATGCTCGGGTATGCGGTGACGCTCGGGTATGCGGTGACGCTCAGGTATTCGGTGATGCTCGGGTATGCGGTGACGCTCGGGTATACGGTGACGCTCAGGTATTCGGTGACGCTCGGGTTCAAAACTGCCGTGATTATTCTGCTACAAGCTGCTTCGGATCGGAAAATAGGACGACAACATTTTTCCGCACGAAAGACGGCGGAATCAGCGTGAGATGTGGATGTTTTTACGGAACACTGAGGGAATTTAGAGAAAAGGTGAAAGAACGACACGGAGACAGTCGACTGGCAAAGGAATATTTGATGCTGGCAGATTTGATGGAGTTTAGATTGTCTAAGGATGAGTAGGAGGATAAGCAATGGATAACAATAAAATTTATGTAAGCGAACAGGAATATGCCCGTCTTTGCAGATTAGATGGGAAGATGGATGCGTTGATCGGGTATATCGCAATGGCTGAAAAGGAGTATGAATCAAGAAGAAACACTGAGTTTACCACATATAACACAGATGACGATAAGTATTTTTTAGATGCAAATGTTGTAAAAGCAATTATTGGCATGGAGGACGAATGATGTATGTAGGTATCGGACCAGAGAAAGGAAAGAAAGTGCATGACGAAGATGCCTTTTCTTACGCCTGCGAACGAATAAACAATGGTACGGAAAGAGAACAGGAAACATTTATGCAGATCATGAAAGAAGCTGAGAGTTTTTACATGGCGGTGGTCACAGTTGTGCTGTGGTATTTTTCCGGAAATTGGGTGTACGAGGAGGTGGCTCTATGATTACGATGCAGCAGCGCAAGGAGAGAATTGAAGATCTATTGGATGAGCGTCTCGGGATGATTGAGAATGGGGAGGTGAATACATATTATCAGACTAGGGATATAGCAAATCTGACGCAGGCACTTTTAAATATTACAAGGATCATGAAGGAGGAATGAATATGAATATATATCAAAAAATGAGTGCAATTACAGCAGAAATCACAGCTGTTGCGAAAAATCTGAATGTAGGTTGGGGGCAAAATTCTTACAAGGCCGTAGGCGAAGCAGATGTTCTGGCTGCTGTGAAACCAATCGAAGAAAAACACGGTGTTTACAGTTATCCTGTCAACCGACATATTATGGACACATCCGTTTTAACTTCAGTCAATTCAAAGGGCAACGAAGTTAGACAGTTATTTATGAGAATCGAAACTACATATAGATTCGTTAATGCTGAAATGCCAGAAGAGTACATTGACATCAAAACGTATGGTGATGGAGTAGATTCACAGGATAAGGCACCGGGGAAAGCGATGACATATGCGGATAAATACGCATTGTTGAAAGCTTATAAGATTATCACTGGTGATGATCCAGATCAGGAATGCAGCAAAGAACTGAAAGGAAAAGCAGCCAAACCTGCAAAATCATGTAAATCAGAAGCGACAGTAAGGCAATTAGAATCAAAAGAGTCCGGCGAGCAGTCAAAAAACACGAGTAATGAGCTATTAAGCAGCGCAGAACGCTCTGCTATTGAGAGTCGATGTAAGGAAGATGGGGTTGATGCAGATAAGTTATTATCTTTGTACAGCCTTAGCTCATTCGAAGGAATGAAATATAAACATTACGATAATATTTTGAAAAACTGGGAAAAAGTAAAAGAAAAATGCGGAGGTGCAAAATAATGAACAGCGTAAATTTAACAGGTAGATTAACCAGAGATCCAGAAATCAGATATACAGATGCAGGGCTTTCGATTGCAAGATTTTCCATTGCTGTAGACAGGAGATTTTATAAGGACGGTGAGCAATCAGCGGATTTTATAAACATCGTATCATTCGGAAAAACAGCAGAATTCATTGAAAAGTGGTTTAAGAAAGGGACGAAAATTGAAGTATCCGGAAGAATTCAGACAGGATCATATGCAAACAATGACGGGGTAAAGGTTTATACAACAGACGTTGTTGCGGAGCAAGTCGGTTTCGCAGAGAGTAAGAACTCGCAAAATTCAGGAGCTAACAGAGTATCAGAATCACATGATGATGGGTTCGTAAATATTCCGGACGGAGTAATCGACGAAGAAATGCCGTTTAATTAGGAGTGATTTTATTGGTTATACAAATAGACAGTAGGGAAAAATCGAGAGCGATTAAAAAAATCATAAAAACATTTGATGAGAAAGGCGTGAAGCATCCAGTATCTAAGTTAATGGTCGGAGATTATATGAACTATGACAACCCACGTCTTGTCGTTGACAGAAAACAGAATTTAACAGAGGTGTGCTGCAATGTTTGTCAAGACCACGAAAGATTCAGAAGAGAACTGGTGAAAGCAAATGAAAATGGAATTAAAATCATATTTCTTGTTGAGCACGGAAAAGATATTGAAACTTTGGAAGATGTTATCTGGTGGGAAAATCCGAGGGGTGCGAAGCGGCAACGGAACAAAGAAACAGGGAAATGGGAAACTGTTAAGACGAAAGCAATGACCGGAAGAACTCTGTACAAAGTCCTATGTACCATCCAGAGGAAGTATGAATGCGAATTCTTGTTTTGCGAGAAAAACGATACCGGAAAGAAGATTATTGAGTTATTGGACGAAAGACATGAATAAAGAAGAGATTAAACATTCACACAGCATGAGAGAGATTGTGGAAAGATATGGGTTCCATGTAAATCGGGCGGGGTTTATTCACTGCCCGTTCCACAAGGGAGACAAGGGAGCATCATTAAAAATCTACCCAGATAGCTTCCATTGTTTCGGATGCGGAACAAATGGAGATATCTTTACATTCGTACAGCTAATTGACCACGTTGATTTCAAAGAAGCGTTCCAGAGTCTTGGTGGAACTTATGAAAAGCCGACATTCCAGTCGAAATTGGCGATATACAGGAGCCGGAAGAAGGCAGAGCAGAGAAAGCGAGAAGAGGAAAAGCTCCGGAGAAAAAGGGAGCTGAACAATATTCTGATTGATGTGTACCGCGATTATATGAATAAGTCGGAACCATTCAGTGACGTCTGGTGCGATTGCTGCAATGCGTTGCAGTACCAGTTATATTTGCATGAAATATTAAACAGAGAAGAGGTGAGGAAATGAGGGAAATGAACGAATTCGATGCAGACAGCATATTGGATGATGAAGTTTTCATCGAATTATTTGAAATGGAAGATCCGATTTTCCGGTCAAAAACAAAAGTGCAGCTCATCAGAAGAGCGAAGCAGCTGGGAGTCAAGTCGGATTTTGAAGAGATTTTGAAAGGATACAATCAGGCTGACCGAGAAATGAAGAGACAGGAACGGGAAAACAGAACTGTTTGCACAGTAGATAACTATACGAATTTCACAGGACCTCACGATCGTATGTATTGCGGCGCCTGGATTGCGGATGATCGCGGCGTGTTCGCACAGAATTCCGGAAGGGTTGATGAAGTGGCTTGCTATCACCCAATCCTGCCAGTAGAGCGGCTGCGAAACTTAGAGACCGGGGAAGAGCAAATAAAACTGTCGTACAGGCGAAATAACCAGTGGCACGATATTGTGGTTCCAAAAACGATGATCACATCGGCGAATAAGATCGTGGCATTATCCGGAAGAGGGATTGCAGTTACGTCAGAAAATGCAAAATTGCTAGTCAAGTATCTGGCTGACGTAGAAAATGGAAATGATGATTACATAGATGTGCAGTATTCCACTAGTAAACTTGGGTGGATCAAGGATCAGTTTATCCCCTATGATACAGACATCATTTTTGACGGGGATAATCGATTTAAGCAGACCTTTGAAAGCGTGTCGGAGCATGGAAGTTTCGATGTGTGGTTGAATCACGTTCGAGAACTGAGGGCAGCTGGAAGAATGGAGGTAAAATTCTTGTTGGCTGCATCATTCGCAAGTGTGCTGGTTCATATTCTGGGTGGACTCCCTTTCTTCGTGGATCTGTGGGGTGAAACCGAGGGTGGAAAGACAGTCTCTCTCATGGTAGCCACATCTGTGTGGGCAAATCCAGACGAAAGCAGATATATTGGAGACTTTAAAACAACGGACGTTGCACTGGAAGCGAAAGCGGATATGTTGAATCATCTTCCGATGTTTCTGGACGATACGAGCAAAACATCCGCAAGAATCAGGGATAACTTCGAGGGAATTGTTTATGATCTGTGTTCCGGAAAAGGAAAGAGCCGGTCAAATAAAGACCTCGGAATCAATCGAGAGAATCGGTGGCGGAATGTAATGATCTGTAATGGTGAGAGACCGCTTAGTAGCTATGTCAGTCAGGGCGGTGCAATCAACAGAATTCTGGAGGTTGAGTGTGGCGAGAAAATCTATCAGGATCCGCAGAAGACAGCGGAAACGGTAAAACGGAATTACGGTCACGCAGGTAGGAAATTTGTGGAGATCATCAAAGAAATGGGAGAAGATGAAATTCGTTCTATCCAGAAAGAGTTTCAGAAGGAGTTATTTAACACGGACAAGATGCAGAAGCAGAGTATTTCACTTTCTATCGTTCTGACAGCCGATAAAATAGCCACAGATCTGATTTTTAAGGATGGGCAGTATATTTCAATGGACGAAGCGAAACAGGTGCTTATAAACCGAAATGAGCTGTCTGACAATGAGCGATGCTACCAATATATCCTTGATAAAATCGCAATGAACAGCCAGAGATTTGATGTGTCTTCAAATTGTGAAAAATGGGGAATTATTGAAGACGGATACGCAGTGATTTACGGACAGGCATTTAAGGAAATCTGTGAATCTGGGAAATTCTCAAAAAAGTCCTTCTTGTCATGGGCTGCAAAGAAAGGCGTTATCCAGCAGGACAGCAAGGGAAACCCAACAAAGCCGAAAAAGATAGACGGAAGAGCGGCGAGATGCGTGTTTTTGCAACTTGAATCGAAAGGAAATACGGATAATGATGGGTTTGAAAGCATCGATGAAACACAAGAAAAGCTACCTTTTAGTTAAGAGGAGGAAATACAATGTCAAAAGTTGTGAGGATTAGTAATGAAAACTATGATTTTATTGAATGCATGGCGTTCAGGAATGGAGTTCCGATAAATGCAATATTAAATGAGGTGCTGGAAAAATTCAAAAATTCGTCGCCGAATGATGTGATTTCAGTGGAATATCGGGGCAGAAAAGTTGCGATAAGGTAACAAGTAACAAAAGTAACAACAGGAAATCGCGCTATATATACGGAATAAAAATGTGAGAAATTCAAAAATATGAAGTCCCTATATAGGGTAAAAATCATTGTTACTTTTGTTACCAACCTCAAAAACCTGTCAACCATGCTGGTTTGATAGGGTAACAGACTTTTGTTACCGGAAGAAAAATTTTGTTGCTTTGTTACGAAGAGGGTAGTGTATGCACGAAAAAATAACAGATATCCAGAATTTGTTCTGGAAAGCGTATAAAAATTATAAAGGTACCGGCTCAATGAGTCAATACAATGCAGATGTCGATGGGATTATTGAGAAGTACAGGGATGATCATGCTATGTTGAATTTCTGCAAGAATTTAGTAATATCGTGGACGCCGGTTATTAACGAAATGAAAGAAGATGATTAAATGCAAGAAAGAAAAAGGGACCTATACGAGCCGTATTTGGACGAAATAAGGCAAATGCTTGAAGATGGGTGCGTAATTACCCATATACACAAGGAAATTGCGAAAAAGAGCGGAATTGACGCAAATGTTAAGACGATGAAGCGTTTTATGAGAGAAAAAGGCTTAATCCAGGAGTCTGAATGCGAAAAGACCGAAATCAATAAATTGATAAAAAATAAGTTCAAGGGAATCAGTGAATACATGGATTTCTACGAACGTTGGGTGCGGACTAGTTGTCGATTAAACAGAGCAATATCAAATCCGAATAGAGTGCTGATGCGGAGGTGTTTACAGTAAGCTATGAAAAAAAAAAGAAAGAGAATCCGAAGAAAAATGAAGTACATATCTGTTCTTACTGCGGACGGGAAATTATTGGAGATTACGAGTACATAAAAACAAAGAGAGGGACAGAGTTGTATTTTTGTAAAGATATGAGGTGTAGGAGGAATGACTAATGCCAAAAACAGAAGAAACGCGCTTGCGAAAAGGCGACACGATCAAATGCGCTGATGCAGAGGATTGCGTGAGGACAATGACCGAATTGGCGGTCTGCGGGATA